TGCATAGCCATAATCTGACCACCACCAGATGCCATCTGAACCTTACCCATCTTAGGTGTATTAGTTCCACCTGCTTCTGCATTCATACCCAATAAAGTATCAGCACCATAGGCATCTACAGCCTTCTTACTCATCACAATCTCACCAGGTTGGAGTGCTACCAGTTGTGTATCAGGACCAGCACCTGTTACTTTTATTCCAGTCTGACCTTCTACCTTACCACCACCATCCATCGTTGGTGCAGTGAAAGTCACTGGTCCACCTTGATTAGGTGGTTGACCAGCAAGTGGTATAGGTTGAATTTGTGTGAGAGGTATCAGTGGTATTCTAGGAAATGTTACTCCACCTCCTCCAAATATAGAAAGAGCATTATTGACCTGCTTCTCCATCTCACCTATGGATGTGTTTATAGCATTCAGTGCATGGTTGAGAGGCATTATAATATTGTCATAGATGAGTGTGATGAGATCATTGACCATACCAATGATGCCATTGACTAAACCCTTCCACATCTTATCAAAGTTGCCAGCAGGGTCTTGTAAGAATTTAAGTAACCATACAAAAGCACCACCCATCAGCGTTTGTATAACAAAGTTCTTAATGAAATCAAAGATACCCATTGCTGGTTTCATTATCTTCTCAGCCATTCCTTTTATCTTAGAAGACTTACTTTCTTCTCCTTCTAGTACTGCCTCTCTTCCTTTTCTTTTTGCATTTTGTTTTGCTTTGTCTTCTTTGGATGCTTGCTTTTTTTCCAACTGCAATTGCTTAGTTAGAGTTTCAAGTATCCCTTCAAGATTCTTTTCAATAGTTGTAAGACTTGGCGCTAAAACATTCTTGATGAACTCCATTGTCTCATCAATCTTTTCATCTTCTTCATCTACTTCATCCAATCCTTCCTCTACTTTCTTATCTAAACCAGGAGGAAGTGCCTTGAGATTCTTTCTTGGTGAGGTAGCAACATCACTAGCAGCATTGAAAAAACTATCTTTATCAACTTTCTTTTTCTTAACCGTAAATCTACCAGTCTTGCTCTTTACTCTCTTGTATTCATTGGTCAGTAATTCTGTTTCTTCTGTAGGGATTTTGCTGTCTGCCATCCTAGCAGCCATCATCTTCTCTTTTAGAAGAGTTTTATATGTACCATAGTCAATATCATTTATATCCTCTTGACCCAAGAGGCTCAGTATTTTCTCATCAACTTCTTCAGTAACTAAATCGTCTTCTTTATCATCTGCTTTAGGGATAAGTGCAAGAGCAGAAGAACCTTCTCCAGATTCATCAGAGGATGCATTTTGGATAGAATTAATTAGTGCATCTAAACCCGCTGGAACGTCCTCTTCTTTCTTGGCGTCTTGAAGTTCTCTGATCAACTTTTCAGCAGCAGCCTTCTTACCAGATGGACCTTTCCTTTGGATTTTCCTAGCCATTCTTTGTCTTCATTTTTTGCTCTTCATCTTCTAAGTGTTGTGTTAAAAGATTCACATAAACATCTCTCTCCCAAGGGATAAGATTTTCAATCTCAGTTAATGAATATTTATGGTACTGCATCAGGGCAAAATTGAGTTTATAATATCCCTCAAGATCCATATGGATCATGCCTATGCGAAAAAACTTGATAATCCCTCAAGCACTACTTCACTTTTCTTCTTTGTTGTAGGGTTAGTAACCTTAACTGTATGTGAAAGTTTAGGCATTGTGTTAAAAAACTTCTCAATTTCTTTGAACTGAAGTGAATTCATCTGTCCAAGGAAATCTGTTACTTCCTCTTTAGTGCAGTCAGCAGTTGCCCAGACCTCATCAGCACTATAGATTTTTTCAATACAAGTACCAATCAATTCAAATGATTGATCAACATTTGATTGATTCTCAAAGTCAAAGTTGTTTTTAATAAACTGATCCAGTGAAGGATACTTCATCTCCATCATCAGAGTTTCATCAAGTTTGATTTGTTTTGTATGAGTTTCATCCTCAACAACCTTGATGTCATCAAGATTAATCTTAACTGGAATCTCTGTAATACCATCATCAGGAGCGATAATATTCAATTCAACTTCTTCTCCAACAGACTTGCCTCTGATATTCAGAAAGAGAAACTCAATATCAAAGGTAGGCAATGTCTCAACCTTGATCCCCTTACTTATAATACAACTCTTAATTACAGCACTGATAGCATTTGTAATCTGTTTTGTATCTTCACTCTCTAAGGCAAGGACTAATAACTTCTCTTCCTTTACAAGGAATGGCCTATACTTAATTGACTTCTTTGTAGAAGGCAGTTCCAACTCATAAATTGGAGTAGCAATTGTTGGTAAGGGCATAACAACCTAATGATTATTTCAGTGTGAATATTTATCTCTACTGTAGAAAGGTAGGAATTCTAGGAATATCAAGTCCAAGATCAATACCAGAATTAAAGGCAACACTAGATGCTATGGTATCCCTCCAAAAATCTTGATTAAAATCAAAACCAGATGAATCAGAAATATTGAGAGGATTATTTACACCAACACTAAAAGGTATTGGGGTTGAATTATTTGGATCATATGGGTTCTTAATACCAGATGCCTTAGTCAATGTATACCTCACATAAGAGAATGAAACAGTGATCTTAAGTATATCACTAGTTGAATATTGAACTGGTGTTGCATTCATTGAGATTGGAAATGCATCAATGAAATTATAATACAATGCCTTATCAGAAGCATCCTTCTCAAATTTAGAGACATAGATACTTGCTTTATATGAGTTTGGATACGCCATTCTGTATCCAGCTCTAAAATCATTATATCCATTATAAGATCTTCCACCCTGTCCCATACCAGAGATGAAATCAATCCATCCATCAAAAAATTCTATCACATTATAATTCTTATCAACATAGAAAGACATATCTATGTTGTTATCATATATCCTTCTATAGGCCATCTTCTCAGACACACCAATGTAGTCTGAAGTAACATCATGAGTTGCTAAGGAACTACCAGGAAGGGTTGTATCACTGCACAGGAGATCAATATCTCTACCATACTGCTTATATACACCACCCATTGCATTATCAACAGCAGCAGGTGGTTGAACTTTGACCTGATAGACTGAGGTCTGAGCAAGATTCATAATCCTGCTCTTCAATTCTGAAGTACCTATACTATTTGGTTTTGGTCCTGCCATCTATAAATAGGCGTGATTACTATTACTATGTATGGCAGCAGCTATAAAGTCTGTTTATAAACCGACTTATCCTGAAAAATATCAGGGTGACTCTAACAATATAGTATGTCGTTCCTCTTGGGAGCGCATCTTTTGTAAGTGGTGTGATCATAATGATAACATCCTGAAGTGGGCTAGTGAAGAATTTTCAATCCCATATATATCACCTAAGGATGGAAAGGTTCATAGATATTATCCTGACTATCTGATTGAAGTTAAAGAGGCAAGTGGCAAAATTAAAAAGTATATTATTGAAGTGAAACCAAAGAGGCAAACTCTTGAACCAAAGAAACCCTCTAGGACAACCAAGACATACATCAATGAAGTGACTACCTATGCAGTTAACCAGGCTAAGTGGGTTGCTGCTAGAGAGTTTGCTCTTGATAATGGTGTTGAGTTTATGATAATCACAGAAGACCAGTTGGGTATCAAACCATATGGAACAGGAAGAGTATCTAAAAACCGACACAAATAGATTGGAGTATGTGGTTGATGATATTATCAATCAACTGACTCCTGATGATAGGATGCTTGCTCTGCTAGGTGCTCTGCCTGAGGTTGAAGTTGTTCCTGATGTTGGTAGATACTATACCTTCATCTACACACCTAAGACACCTAGAATTGAATATGATGAGTTCCCTCTAGTTGCTTGCATTGGCATATACAAATGGGGATTCAAAGGCATCAACTATCATTGGGCAGCAAGAGGTCAAGATCCATTCAGAAATTATACCTGGAATGAAGTTCAAAGCAATCTACACGTCATCTACCCACTTGAACTAAATGATGCCAGGTCAATTCCATATCAAAATTTCAAGATAAATAACTAAACGGGTTAGTAACCATTATTAGGAGAAATGAAATAGTGGCAGATACTTCAGGTTGGAAATCGTTGGGGACAAATGATCCAACTAGATATCAGGCAACCTTTTTATATAATCAAACTAGTGGTAGAAGGAACAGTCAAAAAGATAGTAAACAAGAAGTAGTTGTCATTACTAACAGAGTAAGTGGAAATTACGATGCTTATGCCGTTGGCGCATTTGGTGGTAGATCATTAATATACCAATACAATGCTTCAAATGATGATGTCAATATCACAAACCAAAATCAGTACAACAAACTTTTTACAGGAAAAAATGCTGTTCAATATACAAACTTAAATAAAGGTGTAAAAGAAGCAACTTTAAATTTAGCAGAAAAGAACCTCTCTGGACAAACATCAAGAAAAGAATATAATCTACTACAACAAAAACTAGGTTATAAGTCCGTTGCAAATATAGCACCACCACCGCCAGAACCACCAGCGGATCCAGCGCCTGGTGGAGCACCAGAAACAAGTTCAGAGGTTTCAGGGTCCCTTGA